CCTTGACGCCCTGGGCCTGACGGCCACGGCCACTGCGGCGGATGCCGTGCTGGCGATCAACGCGCTGAAAAGCGATAAGGCACTGGCGCTGAACCGCGCCGAGGCCCCGGACCCGGAGCGGTTCGTGCCCAAAGCCGACCACGTGCTGGCGCTGAACCGGATCACCGCCTTCGAGGCCGAAGCAAAGGCGCGGCGCGAGGCCGAAATCACGGCAGCTGTCGATGCCGCCGTCACGGCGGGCAAGGTAGCACCCGCGTCAAAGGACTACCACTTGGCCGCCTGTCGCCAGGACGGCGGGCTGGAGCGGTTCACGGCAATGGTCGGCGCAGCGCCGGTGATTGCGCCGCCGTCCACGCTGGACCGCCGCACCCCCGATGCCACGCCCGGCAAGCTGACCGCCGAAGAGCTGGCGATGTGCCGGATGATGGGCACCGACCCCGAGAAATTCGCGGCCGAGAAGGCCGTGCAGGCACAGCTGGCGACCGAGCGGGTTGCCCTGATGAAGCAGGAGTAACCCGACCATGGCAATCACATCCCCCACATTGCTGACCAACCTCACTTACGCCGCAATGCGGGCCGAGGCGTTCTGGGACAGGGTGGCAACGCTCGTGCCATCGACGACCGCGTCGAACACCTACAGCTGGCTGGGCGATTTCCCCCGCCTGCGCGAATGGATCGGTGCCCGTGTGGTCAAGGACATGAAACTGTCCGGCTATCAGATCAGCAACCGGCTGTTCGAATCGACGCTGGGCGTGCAGCGCGTGCAGATCGAGGATGACCAGTTCGGCCATTTCTCGCCCATCGCCAGGTCGATGGGGCAAGAGGCGGCGCAGTGGCCCGACATTCTGGTGAACGAGGCGATCACCGCCGGGGAAAGCTCGGTCTGCTATGACGGGCAGTTCTTCTTCGACACCGATCACCCGGTGTTCCCGAACGCCGACGGCACCGGCACCGCCACGACCTGGACGAACTTCACCACCGGGGCGGGCGCGCGCTGGTATCTGATCGACGATTCGAAGGTGCTGAAGCCCCTGATCTTCCAGGAGCGGACGAAGCCCGAGATGGAGATGAAGTTCGATCCCTCCACCTCGGACGCGGCCTTCAACAACGATCTGTTCCAGTGGGGTATCCGCTATCGCTGCGCCGCAGGCTACGGCTTCCCGCAGCTGATCCATTGCGGCCGCACCACGCTGAACGCCACCAACTTCGAGGCGACGCGCACGATCATGCGCAACCTCAAGACCGATGGCGGCCGGCCCCTAGGCGTGCGGCCGACCCTGATCATGGTCGGGCCCAGCAACGAGGCTGCAGCCAAGGCGCTTTTCGAGGCGCAGTTCCTCTCCGGCGGGGGGTCCAACCCCAACTACAACGCCGTCAAGGTGCTTGTGAACCCGTGGATGGCCTGATCATGAGCGCGCTTCTGATCAGATCGATTGCCGCGGCCGAGTTCGAAGGCCACTACCGGCTGGGCCAGTTCTGGCCCCGCGCCGGGCGGGTGGTGGCACAGGATACCTTCACCGCAGAGGAGTGGGCGGTGCTGACCGCCGATCCCCGCCTGCACATCGGCCCCGCCCCGGACGAGGCGCAGGTCGAGGCCGAGGCAAAGGTGGAAAGCCTCAAGGCGCGGGTGCGCGCGGCGATCAACCAGCTTGAGCCGGGGGATTTCGATGCCGACGCCCAGCCGAAGCTGGGCGCGGTCAAGGAGCGCCTGCCGGACGAGGCAAGGAAGATCACGGGGAAACTTGTGGCCGAGGTCTGGGCAGAGATCGCCCGGCCCACCTGATGCCGGTGCGACAGGATCAGAGGCCGGGGCGGACAGGCAGCGGGCGACAGGCCCGCCCCCGGTGATCCAGGCGGCGCGCGCAGCGCCCTGCCCTGACGAGGGGGAAGACGGCCCCTGACAGCCGGGAAAGACCGGCACCAGAATCAAGGGAACGCCATGTACGCCACGCAATCCGACATCGTCACGCTTTACGGCCAGAATGCGCTGGTCGTGGCGGACCATAACCGGGACGGCGTGGCGGACAGCGCGGCGGTGACCCGCGCCCTGACTTCGGCCAGTCACGAGATCGATACCTATCTGGCGGCGCGCTACACCCTGCCGCTGCCCGAGGTGCCGGGGTTCCTCACGCAGCTGGCGGTGGACATCGCCCTGTACCGGCTGGCGCTGTCTGCCGATGTGCTGTCGGATGAGCACGGCAAGCGGTATGAAGGCGCGCTGGGCCACCTGAAGCGGATTGCCAAAGGCGAGGCCGCGCTGGTGTTCACCCCTGTGCCACCGGTGGAGGGCCAGCCCGATGTCAGCGCCGCGCAGCCGATCGTCTCCGGCGGCCCGGCCAAACTGTTCACCCGCGACCTGACGAGGGAGCTCTGATGACCGGGGTCGCGATCACCGCCGAACTGGACCGCCACCTCTTGGCCGATGCGGTGGCGGTGCTGGACCGGCTTGGCTCCGGCTTCGTGCCGCAGCTGGCCAGCGACATCGGTGCGATGATCGAACGCCAGACCAAAGACCGCATCCGCACGGACAAGACCGCGCCGGACGGCACGCCCTGGGCCCCCTGGTCGGACCGGTACGCGCAGACCCGCAACACCGGCAACCGCCGCGCCAATTCGTTGCTGATCGACAGCGAGAACCTGCTGGAAAGCGTGCAGGACTATACCACCGGCACCACGGTGACCGTGGGGTTGCAAACGCCCTACAGCGCGATCCACCAGTTCGGCGGGCGCGGCATTCCGGAGCGTCCCTACCTTGGCCTGTCGGCTGCCGACCGCCGCGAGATCGAAGAGCTGGTGATCGACCTGAGCGCGGAGTGGCTGCAATGACCGCGACCCGCCCCGACCTGCTGGCAGCCCTGCCCGGCCTGGTTGCCGCCCGGATCAAGCTGGTGCTGCCTGCCTTGCGCGAATGCCGGGGCATCGCCGGGCGCTTCAATCTGGACATGCTGAAGGCCAAGGGCGTGGCGGCACCGGCGGTGCTGGTCAGCCGCCTGCGCCTGCGCCAGGACCAGACCTATGCCGGGCCGCACCACACCTACAGCCTGCAGATGGGGGCCTTCATCGTCGCCAGGGACGAGATGGGCCTGGGCCGGGACGAGGCGGTGGCGAACATCGCCCAGGCCCTGCTGCAGCTGATCCCCGACGCGGTCTGGGGCCTGCCCGCCGATCTGGGCGCGGCGGCGGACGTGGCCGAGGAGCCGATCCTGTCCGTCAGCACCGAAAGCCGGGCGATTGCCCTGTCTGCCGTGACCTGGTCGCAGCCGGTGGCGCTGCGCGGCCTGCCCGAGGCACCGGCGATCACGCCCGAACTGTACCTGGGCCAGGCCCCGCGCATCGGGCGCGCCTTTGAAGATGACTACACGCTGATCGGGGGTGCGCCATGACGCGCGCTGCGGCCGAGGCCGACCGGATGATCGCCAATATCTGCCAGGTCGGCTATGTCACCGCCGTTGACAATGCCACGTCCCGCGTCCGCGTCCGGATCGGCGATCTCGATACGGCATCGATCCCGGTGATGCAGATCCGGTCGGGCGCGTTCAAGCTGCACGTGATGCCGTCGGTCGGTGAACAGGTCACGGTCAATGCACCCGGCGGCGATATGGCACGGGCCTATGTCAGCGGATCGATTGTGATTGATGGCAACGCTGTGGCCCCGGATGTCAACAGCCCGACGATGGACTTTGGCAGCGCCACGCTGCGGATCATCGGCAAGCTTTACATCGACGGCGATGTCGAGATCACCGGCAAGATCGACGTGACGGGGCCGGTCACCTGCGACGCGGATGTCGTCGCCTCGGGCAAAAGCCTGGTCGGCCATATCCACCCCGAGTCGATCGGCAGCGTCACGGGGGTGCCGATCTGATGCCGGGCCTGTCCGCCACCACCGCCCGCGTGCTGCCCGAAGAGCAGCACCTGGCACAGTCGATCAACGACATTCTGGCGACCCCGCTGGGAACCCGCGTGATGCGCCGCGATTACGGGTCGGACCTGCCGCGCCTGCTGGATGCGCCGCAGAACGGGGAAACCCTGGTCGACCTGTTCGCGGCCACGGCAGAAGCCCTTGACCGGTGGGAGCCGCGCTTCGTGCTGCGCCGGGTCGAGGTGGCCGATGCGGTGGCAGGCAAGCTGTCGCTGACCCTGACCGGCGAGGTGCTGGGCATCGAGACCGTGCTGGCGGCAGAGGTGGCGGCATGAGCGGGCACAGCGCCATCGATCTGAGCCTGCTGCCGGTGCCCGACGTGGTCGAGACGCTGGATTTCGAGGTGATCCTGGCGGCGATGAAGGCGGACCTTGCCGCCCGCGCGCCGGAACTGGCGGCGGTGCTGGCGCTGGAAAGCGAGCCGGTGGTGAAGCTGCTGCAGGTCTGCGCCTACCGCGAGCTGCTGCTGCGCGCCCGGGTGAATGATGCGGCCCAGGCTGTGACGCTGGCCCGCGCTGTGGGGGCGGACCTCGACAACCTCGCGGCGCTGTTCGGCGTGGTGCGGCTGGTGATCAGCCCCGGCAACCCTTCGGCGATCCCACCGGTGCCGCCCACGCTGGAATCGGATACCGACCTGCGGCGGCGCGCGCAGCTGGCGCTGGAAGGGTTCTCGACCGCTGGCCCGGAAGGGGCCTATGTGTTCCACGCGCTGTCGGCATCCGCCGATGTGCTGGATGCAAGTGCTGTCAGCCCCAGCCCCGGCGATGTGCTGGTGACGGTGCTGTCGCGGACGGGAAGCGGGGCGGCCCCGGCCCCGCTGCTGGCCACGGTCGCGGCGGCGCTGAATGCCGAGGATGTGCGCCCGCTGTGCGACAATGTGGTGGTGCAGTCGGCGGCCATCGTCAGCTATGCGATCACCGCCACGCTGTATTTCTACCCCGGCCCGGACAGCGCGGTGGTGCTGGCCGCCGCCCAGGCCGCGGCCACGGCCTATGCTGCCGCCCAGCACCGGATCGGGCGCGACGTGACGCTGTCGGGGCTGTTTGCCGCCCTGCACCAGCCCGGCGTGCAGCGGGTGCAGCTGACCTCGCCCGCCGCCAGCCTGACCATCGGCAGCGCCCAGGCCAGCTGGTGCACCGGCATCACCCTGACCAACGGGGGTGTCGATGAATAGCCTGCTGCCCCCCAATGCCACGCCGCAGGAAACCGCCATCGAGGCCGCGACCGCGCGGATCGGCGAGGTGCCCGTCCCCAATGCCACCCTTTGGAACCCGGCCACCTGCCCCGCCGCGCTGCTGCCCTGGCTGGCCTGGGCGCTGTCGGTCGATGAATGGGACGGCACCTGGCCGGAGGCGCGGCAGCGCGCGGTGATTGCCGCCTCGATCGGGGTACACCGCAGGAAGGGTACGCGGGGTGCTGTGGTCGCGGCGCTGGCGGCGGCGGAATACGAGACCGAACTGGTCGAGTGGTTCGCGGACAGTCCCGCTGCGGCACCCTACACCTTCCGGGCGGTGGTCGATATCAACGACAGATCGATTACGGAGGCTCTCCAGGACGAGATCATCCGGCTGATCGAGGCGACAAAGAACCTCCGCTCGCACATGACCAATATACGGTTCCGCGCCTCGGCCTCGGGGATTGTCTACGCCGCGGCCTGGGCGCTGAGTGGCGAGACGACCACGGTCTACCCCGACAGCATTGTCAGCCCGCCCTGATAGGAGCGATCATGTCTTTTTACTCCAAAGTTACCTTGGCGGGGCAGGCGCTGATCACCGATGCCATCGCAACCGGCGTTCCGGTGGAGATCACCCAAATGGGGGTCGGCGACGGCGGCGGGTCGTCATACCTGCCCACCGAAGCCGCGACCGCGCTGGTCAACGAGCGCTACCGTGCCAACCTCAACAGCCTGACCCAGCACGACTCCCACCCTAACAGGCTTCAGGCGGAATTGATCATTCCGGCGGCGACCGGCGGCTGGTTTGTGCGCGAGGCAGGGCTGTTCACCGCCGGCGGCACGCTGTTCGCCATCGCCAACTTCCCCGTCACCTACAAGCCGATCTTGTCGGAAGGGTCCGCCCGCGAACTGGCGATCAGGATCATCATCGAACTGGTGAACACCAGCGCGGTGACGCTTGTCACCGACACCTCGGTCATCGTGGCTTCGCAGGACTTTGTGAACGACGCCATCGCGGCGCTCGCGCTGGACATCTACTTCGTAGGACAATCATGATGTCTTCAGGACTTCTCGGGAAAGCGGCCCCCGCCGCAAACACGAACGCGACACTCTACGTCGTGCCCGCTTCAACCTTCGCCATTGTGAACCTTTCGGTGGTCAATCGAGGCGGCGTGGACGCCAAAGTGCGGGTGGCCTGCGCCGCCAGCGGCACCCCTGCCACTACCGACTGGATCGAATACGACGCAGTCGTGCCCGCGAACGGAGGCGTGCTGGAACGCACCGCCATTGCCATAGGCGCGGCCGAGTTCTTTGTGGTCCGGGACGATATGGGCACCTGCTCGTATCGCCTGTTCGGCCTGCCGAAAGGAGAATAACCCATGCGTACCTTGCAAGGACCGAACGGCTCGGTGGCATCGTCCGCCTTGTTGTCCGCTTCGGCCATTACCTTGACGGCGGGTATGGCGCTTGTGGAGAAAGACCTCGTATCTCTCGACGACGACGGTCTGGCCTACAAGGTCACGGACGCCGGGCCTTTTGCGACTGTGCTGCCCAATCAAGGGGTGGATGTGATCGCCCCGACAAGCATCTCCGTGACCACCGCCTCAGACTCCGATACTGCGCCCGCAGTGATCCTTCCTGACGGCACGTTTGTCGTTTACGCTCAACGCGCAAACACTCACCTGCGTTTCCAGCGCTACAGTCGCCAAGGGGCGTTGATCAAGCAGGTAGAGTTTCCCTACGCCACGCCGTTAACGGGTTGCCGTTTCGTAGCCCTTTCCAACGGAAACATGGCGTTCAGCGCCATTGCCAACGGCAACATGCAGCACATGGTGCTGGACAGAAACCTCGTCGCTGTCTTGCCGCTGACGACGATCGAGACGGCCTACGCCACTGCCGCTGACGACGATCGAGACGGCCTACGCCACCGGCTCGTACCACCGCATGATCCCTCTTTCAGGAGGGGGCTATGCGGTGGCCTACGCAAGAGGGACCCCGGCCCAGATCCGCTTTGCGATCTACAGCAATACCGGCACGGCGGTACTCGCCCCCGTCACGGCGTACACTATCGGCTCTGGCACCCCTAACCCTCAGATAAGGCTGGCGCAGTTTTCGGGGGGAAACGTCCTGCTGGCATTCCGTTTTGACGTGGCCGGGGATTTTGTCAGGACAGCCGTTTATTCCAGTACGGGGGCGGTCGTGCAGGCCGCGACGCTCTACGCGCCCATGAACACCCTGCTGACTGCTCCGCGCGCCATAGTGATCGGGGGCAACACCGCTTGTCTCGCATGGGCTGCGTCCAGCACGGGCTTCGCGGGTATCGTCGACTCCAGCGGCGCGGTGGTCGGGACCACTTTTTCGATCGCCTCGAACTACCACGCGCCCATCGTCGGGTTTGATGGCACGAACTTCAAGGTGCTGTCTCTGAACTCGACCAACCTCACCGCCCGGATAACCACGTTTTCTACGGCCGGGGCGGCTGCTTCCGCGACGACGGTTGACAACGATCGCAGCCCTTTCGGCATGGCGCTTATACCCGCCTTAGTTATCGAATGGAGCTACCTGGACGGGGAGTTTCTGATGCATTGGGGGTCAACAGGCTATTCGCGGCTAACGCGGGTCAGAGACGACGCCTCGTTCGTAGAGGTGGCGATCATCAACGACAGCGTTACCCTGCAGCCGGTGCACCCGCCCTTGCCCCTCATGCCGGGTGTCGCGCTCGTCACCTACAACGGCGCGGGTGGGCAATGGTCTTTTGTCGTCAAGCGCTGGCGCTCAGCCGCTATCCAAGGGGTGGCGATCAGCAACGCGACCCGAGGCGCGGACGTTGTGGTTTCGGCGTCAGGCTTCCTGCCTGCCAACGAGGTGGTTTGCCCCCGCCCTGTCGCCTTCAACCACAACGCTACGTCCATTCTCGGCCAGCGAGGAACCCTATTCCCCAAAGGCGTCGCGCTCCGAGGGCTTGTCGCATAAGGAACCTGTCATGCCGAAGATCAAAGAAATCGCCTCCGGCCGTGAGATCGAAACCGCAATCTTGCCTTGGTACGATCCCGCGACCCGATGCTGGGAAGGGGGCAACCTTCGCTTCTCTGACTGGACGGGCAATCAGTTCACGCCCATACCCGACGTGCCTGCACCCCCGCCCCTGCAAGCGGCGGAAGAGCTGGCAGTCTGGCGCGCGGCCACCAAAGTTTCGGCCTTTCAGGCCAAGGGCGCGCTGCTGAACCGGGGCCTGCTGGAGGGGGCCACCGCCGCCGCCACGGCAGCGGGCGGGTTGACCCTGCTGGCCTGGCAGACCGCCACCGAATACGACCGCCTGTCGCCTGCCATCATCGCCCTGGCCCCGGCCATCGGCATCACGGACCCGCTCGATCTTGATGAGCTGTTCCGCGAAGCCGCCCTGATTTCCGCCTGACCCGAAAAGGACCACCCCATGTCTGACCAGTTTCTTCACGGGATCGAAGTCGTCCAGATCGACGACGGCATCCGCCCGATCCAGACCGTCAAATCGTCGATCATCGGCTTTGTCGGCACTGCCCCTGCCGCGGCCGCCGATACCAAGGCAAGCGCGACGCTGGGCATCACCCCTGCCGCCCTGCTGGTCACCGCCAAGGCGGTGGGCGTGCTGGGCAATGCGATCACGGTCCATCTGCGCAACCCCGGCACGGCAAGTGCGGCGCTGGGGGTGGTGGTGACCGGCAACGCGATTGTGGTCAACCTGGCCACCAGTGCCTCATCCGTGCCCACCTCGACCCTGACCCAGATCATCGCGGCCATCGTGGCCAGCAGCCCGGCCAACGCGCTGGTGACCGCCGCCGTGGCACCGGGCAGCACCGGCACCAGCGTGGCCGTGGCCGGTGCCGCGCCCGTGGCCCTGACCGGGGGCGCGGACGAGCCGTTCCCGCTGAACACGCCGGTGCTGGTCACCGGCCCGCGCGCCGCCGCAGCGCTGGGGGCCAGCGGCACGCTGAAGGCGGCATACGATGCGATCTATGCGCAAGGTGTTTCCACCGCCGTGGTGGTGCGGGTGACCGAGGGTGGCACCCCCGCCGCGACCCTGACCAATGTGCTGGGCGATGCCACCGCGCAGACCGGGGTCTATGCCCTGATGACGGCGGGCACCGTCACGGGGCAGGTGCCGCGCATCCTGGCAGCACCCGGTTTCACCAGCACCCCCGCCGCCAACCCCGCCTCGCCGGTGACGCTGGCGCTGATCACCGTGGCCACGCGCCTGCGCGGCGTGGTGATTGCCGACGGGCCGAACAC